GCGACGATTGATCTTTTTGCGTTTGATAGGTTTTCGAGTGTTTGCCATAATTAAAATTATGACTTACTAATTAGGACAAAGAGATCATCGACACGCTTCTCAAGTCGATTTATTTGATCCTTTATTGACGCTCCGCCATTAGGTTTAAGTTCAGCCAGGTAAGATTTAATAACCCAACGCAGAGCCAGCAATAAACTGCTTGCGATTGCGCAGCCACCAACGGCTAACGCGACCCAATCGTTTGGTGTCATTTCGCATCGATACCATAATCAACTTCTTTACCAGAAGTAGGATCAATGGCTTTGATTAGTGGTGCAATTAATGCGCCAAGCAAAACTGCATATTCAGGCTTAATATCTCCCACAATGGCAAGAGCCACAGTTATTCCAGAAGCTGCAACAGCTCTTAGATATGACTTGATTGCTGCTTTGTGTTTCTTGGTTAGTTTCATGCTTTGCCTCCTAGTAGTGGGATGTTAAAAAAATCGCCTGATTGATTTGGCTTGAATGAGATATGGATATGTTTGTGATGGGGATTTATGCCGCGATACTTTACAAACTTCCAAAATGACTTAGCACTAGCAATTTTGCCTGCATGGATTACATACAGAATACGCTTATCTGTTTTTGCTGCCTGTCGAATCTGATCTGCCAAATCGAAACTAACTCCTTCTTGGTCAGAAAGGCGAGCGTCAATATCGATGGCGCATACCTCACCCTGTTCGTTTGGGTTATGCTGACTGACTCTGGCTGAATGACGAGCATCACCAATCCACCCATCGCTGGCACGCTTGCGATCAGGGAAGCAGTCATCAGTTTGTTCTCTTAACTGAACAGCAGCTTTAGATAACCAAGGCTTCATTAGCCAAGTAACAATTTTGCTTCATCAGCAGTTAAACCTAAGCGATCAAGAATTGCTTGTCGTGCTGCTTCTTTTGCTTCAGCTTCGGCTTGCTTTGCTAATTCTTCCGCCTTATCTGCTTCATATTGTGCAAACTCAATGTCGTTCATTTCACGATCAATTATTTCATCAGTTTCAATGTTATGAATACGAACTGTTGGTCGTGTTGTTTTAGCCATTATTTAACTCCGTAAAGTAGGACTGTGCCTGTTGATAAATTGCCACCCGAATTTGAAAAAACTAAAGAAGTAATTGCTGAAGTAGTGTTAATGTCGCCACTAGCAAAATAACCTCTTGCAACGGTTACATTAGTATATACTCCAGAAATATTAAATGGTTTTCTACTAGAAGTATTCGCGTAGTTATAAATATTAAAAACCCAAGAATTTGCAGAACTTGCTCGATCCATGTCTAAACCGCTAAAAAGCATATAATTATCTGACGTGCTAGTAATTACGCTGCTTGAAGAATTGCGAACAGAAGTTGATATAGTTGTTGATCCATTTGGGGCGCATCTAAATACATTATCAGCAGTCGCATTAGTTACACCATAAACAATTGCCGTTAAAGTATTATATGAACCGCTTATACCTGAAATGGTTGTTGTTGCACCTGTTAATGATGTTGTAGATAATAAAGTCATTCCACCGCTTGAGGCAGTTTGCCACTCAGGAGCAGTTGCACCAGCATTCATTGTAAATACTTGACCAGCAGTTCCTTTGGCAATACGAGCCTTAGTTGTGGCAGCTGTGTAATAATCTAAATCTCCAGAAGTAGTTCCGGGATTTAATGCTTTGACTGATGTATCAATAGATGATCCAAGTGTGCGAATCGCGGATGCGCCATCTTTGACCAGCGCGGTGTCATCTGGTGTTGTCCAGCCATAATTAGTAGTAGTTGCCATATTGTCCTTTATCTCAGGCTACGATTGTAGCGTATTCCCATGTCAAAGTTGGATCTATTGTTTGCCATGTTTCGGTTATTGGGGTGGTATTCCAACGCATAGCCACCTGACTGAATGCGACTGGTGAAAGATTTAAAGTTAAAAACAACTCATTGAACCGAGTGCTCCAACGCCATCCTTCAACATAACCCTCGAATTCACCACCTGAAATTTGCTCAGGTAGATTTGTGATATTTAACGGCTGACCCATAAAGACGCCGAGAAGGTTATCTCGATCTGAGTTATCAATCTCAGGATTTGTCAATGGGAAAGTAATGCTTTGGAATACTGGTTGTGGGAACGCTCTTTGGGCAATATATCGATCTGCCACAGCTTGAGCATCTACAGCTGAGTGAAGCACCGATTGAATGTTTTCAGATTTGTAGCCATAGGTTGCAATTGAAGTTGCACTTGAAGCAGTTTCCTGAGATCCAAAATTGTTTCCATAATTGATATAAACATCGTTTCGAATATCACCTGATCGAGTGATGGTTGATAGTCCTGAACCTAAAGCATGGTTGGCGTCTAGATCAACATAACCATTGGTCAATAGATAATTCTGACGATGGTCTGCATCTGCATAGCCGATATTGCCTTCATTGTCCTCATACAAATAGCCAAAAGCTGAATTGGCTATAAGGGAAGCAATGTTGTAAATCGTATCTGGTGAAGTTGCTCGGTTTTCCATTGTGTAAAGTCCGGGCGTATCAATCTCACCCAATCCAAGATTTAACGCATTAGCCCAAGTTTCTGTTGCTGAATATCCTGACCAGGTTGAAGCTGCTGGCACATCATTCCAAGTTCCAAGCAAAACGCTAGATAGCAAAGAATAAATTTGGTTGCCATCCTCATCCTGAGAGATTGTGCCATTGTAAATTTCTTTGGCTAATTTGACTAAAGATCCCATTGCTAAGATTGTGTAATTAACAACTTTGGCTATATTTCCAAATGCACCAACCTCAACAGTTAAATCGGTAATATCTCCACCAAATAGATTGACATAAGTTCCTAAACTATTTTTAACTTGTAAATTAAAACTATCGTTTATGGCAAATGGCAAAGTTTGTCCTGATAAAGCGACCAGGGTGATCTGCATATAAGATGGGGATGGTTGAGAATAAATATCAGTTCGACCAGCCTGATGCGTAATATCGCTTATTGCTATGTTTGTGTAATCAGTTCCAGCAACTGTTAATTTCCATTCAGGCGTAAAAACAGTCATTAATTACCTCGAACGCTTGTGCCACTCAATGCTGGAATTGATCTTGCTGCGCTTTCATTAATTACTTTTGCAACGGCTCTAGCTGCGCTTTCGCTATCTAATGACTGAACTGTGATGTTATTGACTGTCGTACCACTTGTTCGGTTTTCTCTAGTATTTGGACTAACTGGCACAGATGGAACTCCAGCAGCTGATGGGGCTATGTTTGGAATTGATCCGATATTAACGCCCGGAATTATATTAACTACTCGAATTAATTCATTAGCCAATATGGTGACAAAACCAATTGCTTCTCGAAGGAATGTAATAAATCCTGAAATAATTCCAGAAACCACTCCAATTGCTTTTCCAAAACTTTCAGCACCTCTTTGGGTTTCATTTAATGATGCACTTAATCCTTGATCTCCAGTTAAGCCTGCAATAAATGCGTTTAATGTTGGAATGCCAGTATCGTTTAAGAATGAGATGAATTTCTCAACCTGTGGCAATAAAGCAACGCCTAGACTTTCTTTAGCCTCATCAAATCCGACCTTTAAACGATCAATTTTGCCTTGAAAAGTTTCAGCGTTTGCAGCTGCTGCGCCACCATAAAGATCAGATAATTTTTGTTGAACATCGGTAAATGAAAGAGTTGCAAGTTCGGCTTTAGATAATCCAAGTCCAAGTCTGCCTAGAGCTGTGGTGTTTCCATCTTGAGCACGACCCAAAGCATTGGCGACTGTTTCTAATTCAATTCCCTTACCTTTAGAAATGTCTAAGGCTAGGTTTAATAATTCTTGGGCTTTGGTTGTATCTTTGGTCGAAACTGCAAGTCTTTGGAATGCTGGTCTTAATTGATCATCGGCAACGCCTGTGGCTAGGGATGTCTTTAAGATCATGTCCTCAGTAGCCTTTATTTGGGCATCAGTAGCCCCTGTGGCGGTTCTTAAAGCATTGGCTAACCTTAACTGTGCTTGCTCATCCTCAATGGCAGCCTTGACCCCATCAATGGCTAATTTAGTGCCATAGGCTACGGCAGCAGCAGCAGCGACTGCGAATGCAGCAGCAGCCTTCTTTCCAAACTCACCAATTCTGCTGGAGTTATCCTCGACCGCTTTGTCAGCTTCGCCAAGTTTCTTTTTAAGATCATCAACATCAGCCAGGATTGATAACTTAAGCGTGCGATTACCAGTAGCCATTAGACCCATTCCTTAATAATGCGATCAAAACTTTGTTCCCATTTGTTAATCAATTCAGGCTGAATTCTGCGAAGGGTTGGATAAATGAACCATCCGCGAGATCCACGACCTTGCCTTCCCGAATAACTAGGAAACTGCTTGAATTTATTTGAACCAAACTCAATGCCACCCCATAGGGTTTGTGTAGTAGCACCACCTGAAAACTTTTGTCTTGCGAAGCCGTAGCTGAACTCACCGATCTTGCTTGATTTAGAGATGCTAACGCCATCTGCGACTCTTTGCGCAACTTTGCCAGCCTTTGTTCTTTGTCCAGCTGCTTGCTTAATTTCCTCAG